CCGATTTCGTCGTCGTGAACAGGGCCTTGATCGCCAGGAACACCCCGCGCACCCCGCTTGTCGTCGGGGCAATCGCCGGGGGCTGGGTCGTGTCAATGGTGCTCGGATCTATCGCGCTCATCGGCGTCGCCTCCAGATAGAGCCCGGGCAGCGGTCCACAGACCAGGCCTGCGCGTAGACAAAGTAGCTCACGGCTTGCGGGCCTTGCGGGCCTTGCGCGTCACGCAGATCACGCCCTGGCGCCGCCCGCCCTCGTCGACCCGGACCCCCTGCCAGTCGTAGAGGTCCACCTGGCCATGAGGCGAGAAGAGGCCCTCGTAGTCCTCGGCGGCGTTGTGGTGGACGTGCGGATGAGGTCGCCGGCCGGTGAAGTCGGTCGCGATCTGCAAGACGAAGGTCGACCCGACCCGGACCCACAACCGCATCATGCGAGCCGTCTCGGCCGGGACGTCGATCCCCTGGCAGTTCACGCCAGCCAACTCGTAGTGGTAGAAGCTCATGCCCCTCGCGAAGATGTGTCCCTTGTAGCGGGGCTTCCAGGAGGTGACAGATGCGCAGACCACGTGCAGCTCGGGGTAGCGATCCCGGGCCGCATCGCATCCCACGGGAGACAGCTCCACCGCCGTGACGTCGTAGCCCATCTGGCGCAGCAGTTCGGAATGCTCGCCCAGCCCGGCGCCGATCTCGACGACACGGTCGCCGGGGCGCCATCCCGCCCGCTCGGCGATCAGGGCCAGCATGGAGCGCTCCCGAGCCTCGTCGTAGACCCAGCCGCCTCGGCCGTAGAAGGAGTTGTACAAGCGGAGGGGATCGTGCTCGTGCTCGCTCATAGCTTACACCTCGTCTTGACCCGGAGGCTCTCGTCTCCGGTGTGCGTCCACACGCCCGGACAGGCGTGCGCGGCCAGGGGCAGCCCGGCCTCCCGAACTCGCCTCATGGCCTGCAGCTCACCGTCGCAGGGGTAGACGCTGCCGATGTCTGCCACCCGCATCAGCGCAGGGTTGAAGGTCCAATGCGCGTCGGCGATCAGCACGGCACCATGCTGCACCCACTCGATCGGCTGCCCAGTGATCATATGCCGGTGGCCCACGTCGTCGCCGAGGTGCCGCAGCCTCACCTGGCCCACCTTGGGCTCGGCGAGGGCGCCCCGGGCCGTGTCCAGCCAGCCGTCCACCGTGGTGATGGCCCGCCAGTCGTCCTCGAGGTGCAGCCAGTAGCGGCGCCCCGATGCTGCGGCGAGCGCTGCGAGCTGGCTCAGGGCTGCCCCGATGGGCCTCACCTCGGCCTGCTCGTGCACCTGGTCGAAGTGCGCCATATGCCGCCAGAGCACCTCGGAGGTCGCCTCGTCGGTCCCTTGACGGAGCACAACGACGGAGGCGCTCGTCAGCAGACCCGGACAGGTGCGCTCGGTCGAGGCGAGGGTGTCGGCCAGATAGGCGGCGCGGCCGCCGGTAAGGATCGTCAGCACCACGTCGGAGGCGTCGACCTGGGGGCGCTCGACAGGACTCGCTGTCACGCGCAGCAGGCCCTTTCCGATGCGGAGATGCTCGACGCACACGCCGTGCTCCCGGGCCCAGCCTAGGGCGGTCGCTCGCTCAGAGGTGCGCGCCCCGTCGTCGAGCCAGAACTCCCAGCCCTCGGCGAGGTGAGGCAGCAGCGCGGGCAGCGCGGCGGCTCGGCCCCCGGCTGCGAGTGGCGGACCGTCGACGAGGGCGTAGCCGATCCCGTCGGGCAGCTCGGACTGGTACCAGGGACGAGCGTCCAGGGGCGCATGCACCAGCTCCACTGCGCCGGCGAGCCCATGCGCTGCGAGCAGCTCCCGGGTCTGCTCCAGATAGCGTGGCTGGTGCTCCAGGGCGAGGGCCCGCCCACCCGTGGCCCGGGCGTAGGCTCCCAGCAGCAGCGTCGACGAGCCCGAGCCGGCCTCGATGACCACCCCCGGACGGAGCTGGGCGAGGCGACCCTGGATCTCGGCGGCGGTAGCCCGGTGGAGCGCCCAGTCCTGCCAGAGGTCGCGGTCGAGCACGGTGCCCCAGCCGCGCGAGTAGGCCACGGCGGGCGCCTCACGCAGCGCAGCCCGGAGCCTCTCGGCATCGACAGCGACTGCAGCGAGGTCGTCGGCCGCGACGCTGGAGAGGATGACCCGCCCCGCGCCGGCCGGGCCAGCCTCTACCGCCTGAGCCCAGAGGTCGCGCAGCGCAACGGCGGCGGCCTGGCGGTGCGGCGAGCCCATCCCCGTCTCCGGGGCCTTCGTGAGCGAGCCCATCCGACAGCAGCGGTGATAGAGCGGATCCTCAAGCGTGGCCACCCGGCCGCAGAGATGAGCCAGCCCGGTCATGACCGTGTCATAGCCCACTCGGTAGCCGGGGTGGGGCCCACCCACCGACCGCAGCCAGGCCGGAGACCACAGCGCCGCCATATGCCCGTACCACCGGAGCGCGGGATCGGGCCCCGTCCACTCCCGCGGTCTTTCGCGCGTCTGCGTCTTCTCGCGCGACCCGTGCACCCACTGGGCGCCGAGGACTACATCGGCGCCAGCGCTCAAGGCGAGGAGCCGGGCCAGCCGGTCGGGCTCGGACCAGTCGTCGGAGTCGTGAGGAGACCACCACATGGTGGCACACGCGGCGAGGGTGACAGCGTCCGCGTAGTAGCGGCCATGATTCGTCGGGAGGTCAAAGCGGACAATCCGGGGATCGTCCAGGTCTGCCAGAGGGGCCCAGGCTTCAACGGGCGGGCCACCGTCGTTGACCAGGATCACCCGGATCCGCCGCTCCGTCTGAGCGAGCACACTCTCGACCGCCCGCCGCAGGATCTCGGGGGGCATCCGATAGATCGGCATGGAGACGGTGATCAGCGGTCCCGGGGGCGGGGGAGATGCAGGCCTCGGCGGCACCACTGCCCGGACGGGGGGCGCTGCGCGGCGAATCGACTTCACGGCCCGCCGGCGAGGCCGCGGCGCGTCCGGCCCAGACGTGCCGGCGAGCGGGAGGAGCGCGGCCTCGACGACGTCGGCGTAGATCGGCAGCCGCAGCCGACGGGGCTCCTGCTCGAGCGCGGCTCGGAGGGCCGCTACCCACTCGGAGACGGGGGCCCCAGCGGGGAGATAGCTGGCCACGTCGCCGAGCGCATGACGGGGGCCGGGCAGATCGCTGGTCACGACGGGGATCCCGCGGACCGCGGCCTCGGCCATGGCCAGCCCGTAGGTCTCGGCTCTCGTCGGAGAGAGCACGACGCGGGCCCGGTCCAGCCAGATGGACGGGGGGAGACCCGGCATCGCCACGACCGCGTGCGGGAGCGCTCGCCAGGGGGGCAGCTCCCGGCCACCCGCCCGCCCCGGCAGCACGTACCAGGGCCGGTCCGTGACCTGGCGTGCCACGGCGAGCGAGACGTCTCCCCCCTTCGCACGGGTCGCTCCGAGGACCACGATGGACGAGCCGGTCGGCTCCTCTCCGTCGCCCTCGTAGAGCGCCCAGCTGCCCGGCGGGAGCACGATCTCTCGGGCCCATCCCTGAGCTGGCTCACCTGGTGCCACTCTGGCGAGGATGCAGCCGTGGCCTGGGGGGCCCGGCCCGTGGTGGTGCCAGTAGATCAGCCGCCCCCGAGCACGCGCCCGCTGAGCAGCGATGACCGTCCGGCGCCAGGCGGGGGAGATCGTCGTGATCACCAGGTCGGCCGTCCAGTCCGGCGGGCCCATGATGGGCAGGCAGTGGACCCACTCCACCAGGGCGTGCTCCCACGGATGGGGACTGCCCTCTGGGATCGAGCACCGGACCTCGTGGCCGAGATCGGCCAGGGTCCAGGCGAGATAGGAGGCAGCGATCGCCATCCCGTCCCGTCCGCCCTGGGCACTCCCCCACCGCCGGGCAAGCAGATCGATCCGCATCAGGGAGTCAGCACGTACAGGGCCGGCAGAGCCGAGTAGAAGTTCACGGCGCCGTAGACGACCACGCTCAGCCGCACGCCGTCGCTGTCGTTGGCGGCCGGGTCAGCTGCCCACTGCACTGCCCCGCCGTCTGCGACCGCCACCCCGTGGGCCTCGGGCAGCACGATCTGGAGTTCGATTTCGTCCACTCCACGGTTGGCCGGATCGAGCTCGAAGGCGTAGGAACCGACGAATCCAGCGCTGTGCGCGCCGACAGTGGCGACGACGACGAGCCCAGCCTCGGCGGTGGTCGCCGGCGTGTGCATGTCCCGCGGGCCATGCGAGAGCTTGAGCTTGTAGTACCCGATCGCACCGCCGGTAATCGGTGCCACCCCATCCCAGCCGGCCCCGGAGACCAGGGCGTCGGCCCCGTCGGCCAGCTTGAAGATCCCGACCGCCACCGGCAGAGCCCGGGAGAGGATCTGCAGCGCGGCCTGGACCGTGTTGATCCCGCCGTACTCGACCCGGGTCGCCGGGTCGCTCTGCTCGTAGTCGATCTCGGTCGCGTCGTGCTTGTTCGCACCGCCGTCGAGGTGGCCAACCAGGCCGGTGTTCAGCGCGTCCAGCGTGGCCTTCGCGGTCCCGCCGTGGTAGCCGCCCGCCGTCTCGTCGTCGATCTCACTGGCGTCGTGCTTCGAGGCGCCGCCGTCAAGGTGGGACTCGAGTGGATCGACGGCGGTGTCGTCGACATATCCGCGGGTCGCCATGACGGTGGAGGCGTCCACGGTGAGAGTGAAGGCTGCGGCGGCGTTGGCCACCTCGACAGTCAGCCGGAGGTAAGCCACGACGCTGGCCCCGTCGACAAGGGGATCGGGCTTGTAGGCGTCCGGGAATCGGGCGATCAGGATCATGTCCCCATCGTAGTCGAAAGCCCCGGCCTCCCGCATGGTCCAGCCGCCGTCAGCAGCCGGGACAATCGTCTCAATGAGCACCCGGCTCAGGTCGCCCTCGACCGGATCCACGGTGTTGACGTCGCCCCGCCATACTTCGTTGCCGAGGTCGGTCAGGCCCACGGCCGGAGTCGTGTCAGCGTCCCCGATCGCCACCTCCGTGATCTCCACGGGGTCCCCGCCGGCGAGAGCTGCGGCGATCTTGGCCAGCCCGATGGTCGTGACGACCTGAGAAAAAGCACTCATGGATCAACCTCGATGAACAGGCCGAGCTCGGCGTAGCCTCCGCAGAGCAAATCGGATTCGACAGAGAGGGTCTCGCTCAGCTCGAGCAGCTCAGCTCGGGCCGGGATGTAGGCGTCCAGCACCTCGCGCAGCTGTCGGAGCTCGTCGAGACTCAGCCCGTGGTGTTCGATCGTCGCGTCAACCCGGTAGGTGTAGGGGGGGTCGTCGGGCGTCTGCTCCCACCACTCGGTCAGGGTGTACATGCCCTCACGGCCATCCCAGACGGCGGCCCCTGCGTCCCATTCTGCGTCCCCGTCATCCCAGAGCACAGGCGTCTCAAGGATCTCAGAGACCCGATTCCAGGCCCAGAGCGTGCCCCGTCGGCGGTAGACGTCCACCATCTCGGCGAGCACGGTCCGCTTGCGCGCCAGGTCTGCCAGCCCCCAGCCCTCGAGTCGGGAGAGGGCGAACCACTCGGCCACCTCGTCTGCCTGCTCTTCTGTGAGCGAGGCAATCCGGCTGAGGAGGGCGGCCTGCTCGGCAAGGGTGGCCACCTCCTGGATCTCGGGGTCCAGGGCCTCGACGAGGGCAACGGCGTCCGCGTCCTCGGCAACCAGCCCGGCGAGCAGGTCGACGGCTGTCCCTGTGCGGATGTCCGTGCTCATTCGTAGAGCCCGGAATAGTCCGGGGCGGCCACGTAGCTGTCACGCACCGCCCGCTCGGAGCGCTGCACGGAAGCGAAGGCTGGATCGGAGACGGTGACACGGCCTGCCCCGGCGGCGTAGATCCTGGCGATCAGCTCGGTGGGGTTCACGTCCCTTCCGAGGGCGGCCTCCTGCCAGTCGCAATATGCGTCTTGGGCGGCCTCGACTGCGGCCTGGATCGCTACCACGTTCGCCGCGTCGGCCTGCCTGATGTAGTAGGAGATCCCGACGGTGAAGGAGACCTCGGTTGCCTCCGCGACGGTGACCATGTCCGTGAGGGGCCGCACGGTGTCCTCGGACAGCGCGGTCTCCACCAGGTCGATCACGTCGGCGATGACCAGCGCGTCCGCGCTGTCGATGAGCAGGAAGACAGCCACGACACCAGCGGCGGGGGCCTCGTCGTCGTCGTCGTCCGGGCCCAGGGCCGAGACGTCGAGCACAAGCGGGGAGGCCTGCCCTGCGTGCCACTCATAGGCGGAGCGAGGGCCGCAAGTCGTGAAGCCGTCCGGGGCCGCGATGACGTAGGGTCGGAACTCGTCATCCGTCTGGGCGTCAGTCCCGCCCGCCGTGGCCGTCGTGTTCGCGACGCTCACCCCGGCGAGGGGGTCAACCAGGACAGTGATCCCGCCGATCGCAATGTCGTTCGATTCGGGGCCGAGCTCGGTGCAACGCGCTGAAGCCGAGCCAGTCAATGCACCGATGGCGAGCGTGAGCGCCGCAGTCGTCGCCCAGAGAAACGCTCCGTCTGTCGTGGTGACTCGGTGCCCGGCGGGGATGATCAGCTCTACCAGCGAAGTCGCCCGGGTGTATTCCATCGTGACCGTGGAGGCCTGCCCAGCCAGGGGGGCGGTCCCCACAAATACGCCCAGGGCGAGAAGCGAGGCACCGTCTGCGTAGAATGGGAGGTTCCGGCGGTCGGCCAGGTCAATCAGGGTGCGGCAGTGGGAGAGGTAGTAGATGATCGACTGCAAGAGGAGGCGGCGGGGGTCTGCGGCTAGAAGGGTGTTGCCAGTTGCGGCCGTGTAGCGGGCCAGCACCTCGGCCTCAATCTCGGCCGGTGTCTTGGCGAGCGTCGTCATGCGAGCCTCACGGTCGGAGCAAGCCCGCCGTCGGAGTCTCCGGTGACCGTGATGCTGGCCACCGTGGCCCGGGGCTCATGGGTGCGGATCTGGGAGTTGAGCGCGGCCGCAATGCGGGCCTGAGCTACCGTCATCGGCCCGTCCAGGAGGTCGATCGGCATGCCCAGCTCCCGCGCCATGGGCTGCGACCCCTGAGCGGTGGCCACGAGGGAGCGCACGTTCTGCGCTATCTC